CAAGTTCAGTTAGAACTTGCTGTCAATACTGCGCAAGCATCGCTTAAAGCAGCAGAAGAAAATGCCAAGAAACAAGGTGAGGCAATGAACAAGCTTACCTTAGCAAATAACGAGTTGGCAAAAGAGAAATCAAATTATATGAAGGTCTTTAAGGACCACAACTTGACCCGCCTTGCTCGTGCTAAACCAGGCATGATTGAGACTCGGATTAACAATGGAACTGAAAAAGTATTTAGGATGTTAGAAGATGATACAAAAGAACTTATGGATATTGATAATACCCCTCCTGCTGACGGGATGCAACCTGATGCCAAGGCTGGAGTGGGGTCCGAAGGAACAGATAATGCAACCGGAACCACAGATAGTAACGGTAACTGAGAAAGTACCTCTACGCATTTATCAACCACCTCTTCCTCAAGAGATTGATTTACTCAATGTAAACTTCTTTGTCATTACCGAAGAGAACATCGAAGAAAAGGTCAAAGAGATTGAAAAGATGCTCGACGGTCAGTTTGTCGTGTTTGCTCTCACACCTGATGGATACGAGAAAATGGCAGAGAACTTCCAAGAGGTTCGACGTTATGTCAGACAACAGAAAGAGTTAATCATCTACTATCGCGAAGCAACTACTGAGTCTGAAGGGACTACAGCAGAAGAATGGGTGAAAAATAATGACTGATCAACAAATGATAGAATATTTATTTACTAATTTCCATTGGACGGGTAACGAAAAAATGAAACTAATATCTGAAAGGATAGAAGAACTTGTTTCCAATGCGCGCGATCAAGAAGTTGACTAAATTTAAATAATACTATATAATAATTCCACTGAAATTAAAAACCCCTTGACGAATGAGGAGCGCATCCATATGCCCAGCAATTATCTACCCACCAGTTACCAAGAATTTATCCACCTGTCTCGATACTCACGATGGTTACCAGAAGAAGGTCGAAGAGAAACTTGGGAAGAAACTATTGGTAGATATTTTGATTTTTTCACAGAACACCTTGAAGAAACCTGTGACTATAAATTACCTGCTAAACTTCGAGCAGAACTAGAAGAAGCAGTATTGACTCAGAAGGTCATGCCTTCTATGCGGTGTCTGATGACTGCTGGCGAAGCACTCAAGCGCGAGAACATCGCGGGTTATAACTGTTCATACATTGCAGTTGACAAACCTTCATCGTTCGATGAGATCCTCTATGTGTTGATGAACGGTACTGGTGTTGGATTCTCGGTAGAACGCCAGCATATCTCGCAGATGCCTGTTGTTGCTGACGAGTTTCATGATACCGATACTACAATTGTGGTGGGTGACAGCAAACTCGGTTGGGCAAAAGCAATGAAAGAACTTGTGGGTCTGCTGTATGCTGGGCAAGTACCTGCGTGGGACATGAGCAAAGTTCGTGAGGCAGGTGCACCGTTGAAGACCTTTGGTGGTCGTGCGTCAGGTCCTGCACCATTAGTCTCGTTGTTCGAGTTCTGTGTTGAAACATTCAAGTCTGCTGCTGGTCGAAAATTGACATCCGTTGAATGTCACGATATTGTATGTAAGATTGCAGAGATAGTAGTGGTAGGGGGTGTGCGCAGAAGTGCTCTTATATCGCTCTCAAACCTCTCTGATGACCGAATGAGACACGCTAAAGCAGGTCAGTGGTGGAATGATTACGGGCATAGAGCACTAGCAAATAACTCTGCTGCATATACAGAGAAACCTGACATCGGTATTTTTATGGACGAGTGGAAAGCACTTTACGATTCCAAATCGGGGGAACGTGGTATTTTTAATCGTCAGTCTGCCAACATGGCAGCAGTCAAGTCTGGTCGAAGAGAGGTGGGTGACCATGAGTTCGGCACCAACCCTTGTTCTGAGATCATTCTTCGCTCGCGTGAGTTCTGTAATCTTTCTGAGGTTGTAGTACGCGCGGGTGACAACCGCGAGTCCCTGCTTGAAAAAGTAAGACTCGCAACTATTCTAGGCACGTTCCAGTCGTCACTGGTAAACTTTAAGTATATCCCAAAAACATGGAAAAAGAATTGCGAAGAGGAACGTTTGCTCGGCGTCTCCATGACAGGGATTATGGACAACAAATACACCAACGGTAAACTGGGCAACCTTCCTACGCTTCTAGAGGAGCTCAGAGAAGAGGCAGTGAAGGTTAATGCCGAACTCTCTAAGAAATTAGGAATCAATCAGTCTGTAGCGATTACCTGCGTGAAACCTTCGGGAACTGTGTCTCAATTAGTGGATGCTGCTTCTGGTATTCACGCTCGTCACAACCCCTACTACATCCGCACAGTGCGTGGTGACAAGAAAGATCCTCTGACTCAGTTTATGATTGACAGAGGATTTCCTGTCGAAGACGATCAGATGAATCCGGCGCAAACCGTTGTGTTCTCGTTTCCGGTAAAGGTAGACAAAGGTGCTGTGTTCCGTACTGACATGACGGCTATCGAACAGTTAGAAATGTGGTTGGTTTATCAGAAACACTGGTGCGAGCACAAACCATCTGTGACGATCTCTGTCAAAGAGCACGAGTGGATGGAAGTAGGTGCGTGGACATATAAAAATTTCGACTCTATGAGCGGCGTGTCGTTTTTACCTTTCAGCGACCATACGTACAAGCAAGCTCCGTATCAAGACACTGATGAGAAAGGATATAAAGAGTTATTAGGTCTTATGCCAAAAAATGTAAATTGGGCAGAACTGAGCGAATACGAATTGAGCGATACCACAGTGGGCAGTCAAGAACTAGCTTGTGCTGCTGGTAACTGTGAAATCGTATGAGCGATTGGTATTCTTACGACTGCGAATGTCCTGCTTGTGATTGTGACATGTCATTAATAGTGCGAGATTGTGACGAACTTCCCATATTCTGTCCAATGTGCGGTGATGATATGAATAGTGAATGGAAAGAAAGGGAGAATGAAAGTTAGAGTAACCAGATATATAAGTAAATACTATGACATGGATTTTCAACAATAAACCCTTTGAACCCAGCGCGGAAGAATTAGAATCTCTCGCTGGGTTTGTTTATTGTATTCACGAAAAAGAAACCGGTATGAAATATATTGGCAAGAAACTATTCTGGCGAAGCAAAATTCTTCCTGTCACCAAGTCCCGAAAGAGACGAAAAAAGACCCGAGTAGAGAGCGATTGGATGTCCTATTACGGTTCTAGTGTTCTCCTTAAAGAACAAGTGGAGAAGAACGGAGCAAACGCATACGAACGATATATCCTTGATCTATGTAGAACCAAAGGGCAATGCTCTTATTACGAAGCAAAGCATCAGTTCGAAAATGATGTTCTTTTAAAAGACGATTATTATAATGAGTTTATAGGTTGCAAAATTCACAGCAAACATTTGGCTTGACATTCACAACAAAGAAAAGTATAATAAAGCTTCTAGCGTTAGGGAATGTAGTATATGCGATTTATATATAATATATGAGGTAAGTTGATATGACAGCAAACAAAAGATTAGAAGTATTCGAAGTATTCGAAGATTTCGTTAAAGTAAAATCTAGAAAAGAAAAGATTAATATTTTAAAGAAACACGAATCATGGCCTTTAAAAGATCTACTTAGGGGTATTTTTGACGACAAGATTCAATGGAACTTGCCTGGTGGAGAACCGCCATACACCCCTTGCTCAGTTGGAACCCCGCCATCTACCTTTCTTAAACAGAATGTTAATCTTAAATATTTTGTTAAAGGAGTTCGTGATTCAGAAAATATGCCAGCGTTTAAGCGTGAAAAGAAATTTCTTGACATTCTTGAAACCGTGCATCCCGAAGACGCTAAATTACTAGTGTCTATGATCAACAAACAAAACCCCGTGAAAGGATTAACCAAAAAATTAATACAGGAGGCATACCCAGACTTAATCCCAGAATGATTATGTGAATAACCAAATCGATAACAAGGAGACTTGCCTATGGTAGTAAACCAAATAGAACGTTTAAAGAAAGACTCTAGGGAACTTGGACATTATATTCACAAGTTAAATAAAAAAGGAAAGGGAGAAGCTGCCCATAAGATGCTAAGAAAACAAGCATTCTTAGACGCGGCGATACAACAAGTCACAAGGGGGTGATCCTCATCTAACGGAGTGCCCTTCGGGGCACTTTTTTAAAGGAAAATACATTATGATGCATGGTACTAATACACAGGTTGTTAACGTGTTGCCTTTTATTCCGCCAAATTCTATCGGGGTTGAAATTGGGATTTGGGAGGGAAATTCTTCTGCGAAATTTATCAATCGTAATCTTAAAGAGTTTCATATGGTTGATCCATGGCAAACACCGGAACCTCTCACTGAACGACTACTCGATCGTTACGCTGAAAAGATTGGATCAAAATCGCGAAAAGATTGGGACGCTTATTACGAAAGAGTTTATGATAAAGTTGTTGCCCGTTTTGGTAGTTTACCAAACGTAAAAATACACCGTAAATTCTCTATAGATTTTTTAAACGAATTCCCCGACAACTACTTTGATTGGGCATATGTCGACGGTGACCACGGATACGAAGGGTGTAAAGCAGATCTTCTTCTTTGTAAAAAGAAAGTGAAATTTGGCGGATCTATTTTCGGAGATGATTATTCTTGGGTGCACGGCATTGGAAAGGAGGGGGTAACAAAAGCAGTTAATTCTTTAATAAATACTGGATGGAAACCTAGACGGCTGGGCGAATCACAATTTGAATTTAAGGTAAGTTAATGCCAACATATGATTTAAGAAATATAGAAACTGGCGAGGTTAAAGAAATGATCCTCTCTATTTCAAAAAAAGAAGAACTAGTTGCACAAGGTGAATGGGTGCAAGTCCACCTTGGCACCCCTGAAATTGTTACTCAGTCTGGAGGCGTTTTATCAAAAACATCTGGAGATTGGAGAGATCTGCTCAAGACAATTAAGAAAGGCTCTGGTGGCAACAGCCAATTGTCCGCCGAAAAGAAGCGCAAGCATGGATTTGTAGACAACACAATAAAAACTTATTGATGAAAAAACAATCACAACAAATTCCTTCTATTAAAACCACTATTCCAGACATGAAGATTCGCCTGGATCAATTGGTGACTATTGCACCTATAACTCCACACCAAGAAGACGCGTGGCAAGGTTGGCGCGATGGCGATCATCTTGCACTTACGGGTACTGCCGGCACTGGTAAGACATTTCTTGCTATGTATCTTGCACTAGAAGAGGTCATGGATAAGAACTCGCCGTTTGATACATTACACATCATTCGGAGTGTAGTGCCTACTCGAGAAATGGGTTACTTGCCAGGAACTATTGAAGAGAAACTCAACGCATACACAGGACCATATCGTGCAGCTGCTACTGAGTTATTTAACGACCCGAAAGCATATGACAAATTGGTACATAACAATTATATCACGTTTGAATCAACCTCATATATAAGAGGCGTGACATATGATAGCAGTATCATTCTGGTAGATGAGATGCAGAACCTAAACTTTCAC